TTTTGTGGTGTGTTTTGTGGTGTGTTTTGTGGTGTGTTTTGTGGTGTGTTTTGTGGTGTGTTTTGTGGTGTGTTTTGTGGTGTGTTTTGTGGTGTTTTATACAATGTGATCTTTTTTTTGTTTGATTTTTCATATAATTATAATATATAATATATACAATACATATATTATAAACAACTTTGTATAAATTCTTCTCGTGTTTGTATCTTCTTTTCCATATATTTTCCACGCAGGACAGTTAAAATAATTGTGTTCAAATCCTCCGTAGTGGCATTTAAAATAAAATGTTCTCCCGTTTTAATATTCATAATTTTAAAATCCATTACATTTTCCAACATGATCATATCTTCCATGACCATTCGCCAAAGCCATGCATAAATTGCAACTTGTAATAAATGATCATTCGTAATAGAAGAAGAACATTTTATTTCCCAAACAGAATTAGTTGTTATTAAATCAACCCTTGCAGAAAAACGAAACAAAACATTGGGAAAATATATTCCTAAAAATGCATCGATTTTTCTATGAGAATCGTCTTGAATTTTATCTATGAATGTATCTTCTACGCGTATTTTATTGTTCCCGTCTTCATCGATGTTATCTTTTGATAAAATATCCTCTTTTAAAAATGAATCCATTCGCCGAAAACAAACATCAATCATTTCTGTATTCAACCATGTATATTCATCTTGTTCAATCTGTTTATATTTAAAATACAATTTTTCTTTTACTGCATAATACAAATTGGATATTTTCAAATAATACTGTACTTGTTCTTCTCGTGTCATGTTTTCTATATCCTCCTCTTCTATTTTTTCCATTGCCTCTTTTAAATAGGAATGATGATTTTGTCTAGAATCAATCATAAAAAGATAAATCAGCCGTTTAATTCCATTTAAAAACAAAACGGCTTTATGAGACACATCGTGTTCTTCTTTTTTATAAGTAGAGAACAAATGATCATAATATAAAATGGGAAGTGCGATTCCATTTAAATCACTAATGTCTTCATAAAAATCATGTTTCGTTTTGATGACATTTGGAATTTCAATATCGATTTTATCAAGTTCTCTTTTTTGTGGTATGGGTATAAAAATGCGATCTAATATAGGATATATTTCTTCCCAAATCGTCTCGGGTAAAAAACGTATCAATTCACTTGGGCTCGTGCGGTAAATACTGTCTTTTTTTTCCTTTTCTTTATTTAAAACGGGTGAACATTCAAATAACGTTTGATGCATTCCACGAAAATCCACATAATCACATTGCTTCATTTCAACATGGTTCTTTTTTAAAAATTTGGGTGGTCGATCACTAGAACGATTGTTGAATTCAACTACAATTAATTCTTGGGTTGCGCGTGTGCATGCAACATATAAAGAATTAGGACAAATAAAAGGGTCTGCTTTTTTTGCATAAAAATCAAAATAAGATTGATTAAACCCAATCACAAATACATATTTACGTTGTCGCCCTTTTACGGAATGAAATGTTGAAAACATGACTTTACCTTCTACAACACGCTCATCAATTCGATCATCTTCCGCAACCGGAACATAACACGGGATATTGTTCTCAACCAACGAATTTTCTATTTTACGAATATCACTGTTATTTCCTTTAATCGATGCCGCCAAAATAAAAAAATCATTTGGTTTGGCGGTGTTTGAATCAATCAATGACCGTATTTTATGAATAATGAATTTTTCCGCAAAATGGGTGGGTTGGCGAATATAAGAAACGGGAAAACCGTCGCGACATGCAAATAGTCGTTTTTCCCCCAACATGACATCATTTACAAAATTTGCCATTGGTTGTGTGATTCGATAAGACATTTGAAGATAGCAATGATGAAACACGGGTGAAATCAAACCTTGATAATTTGACCAGATTTCTTTTGCCAACGTTAAAAAACGAATGTCCGCTCCTTTAAAATCATACAAGCCCTGCATATAATCACCCAATATTAACAATTGAATTGGTTTTCCCATATCTTTACAAAATTTCAATACTAATTTAAAATATAAAATGGTCATGTCTTGTGTTTCATCGAGAACCAAAATATCAAATGCAGGGATTGGCGTTTTTGGTGGTGTGTCATTTGTGATAACATGACGAATAAATGTATCCGTGTATCCTTTTGGATGATAATATTTAACAACTAAACTATGATAAGTAAAAACACGCAAATTAGACAAATCATATAAATCTATTTTTTCTTTTATATCATTGCACAACATGGTATTATATGTTAATTGAATGAAATTCTTTTTTATTTTATTAGCGATTGACAAAATAGTTGTGCTTTTTCCAGAACCGGCACATGCATCACCAATGACATTTTCGCCTGCATCAATATAACGATATATAATTTCCTGTTCATTGCTCATTTCAGGTGGTTTCTCCATCTTTTTCATGTATATCCCTGTGTTTTTCTATGTTTTTTTATTTTTGGTTTTCATAAATTCTAAAAATCCATTTGATTTTTCTAGATCAAAAGAAGAACCTAAAAATTCTTGGGCGATTAAATACGACTGTTTGTCTTTTTCGTCCAATGAATTGATATATTCACTCATCCATTCTTCTTTTGATTCGTTCGTTTTATTCGATTCCATTTGTAAAACACAATCAATGTAAATTATATTGATGTATTATTATTAAATTGTAATATTTTATTTTATTGTTCAGGATGTTCTCTTTTTAATAAATCAATTTTTTACAAAGAGAACCCTGAAATAAATATAGAAAATACATTGTAATTAATGCATATTCTATTTGCCACATACAATCTATTGTTAAATGTTGTATCATATTAAATGGTTTGTTATTAATGTAATTGATTTTTCGATTTATGTTCTCGAATATTTCCATTATTTGATTGATCCAATTTCGTATGTAGAAAAAGGATATAATTATTATATTTTTGATGCCGAAAATGACTCTTTACCACCTCTAATAGACATGACAAATGATGATATATTATATCAAGACGACAAAGAGAACGAAGACGACAATAATAATTGCTACCAGGACGATGTTGTGGGTGAACAAGATGACGATAGTTTGCCGTCGCTAGTAGATATTACAAATGATGATATGCTGTATGAAAATGAAATGATTCGCGACGAATTATATAATACAGAAATTACTTGTGATTATTATCGCGAAGATGATTTTGAATCAAACAGATCCTTAAAATTTAAGAATCACGAAGAGGCCTTTTTTTTAAAAAAATCATTTATTGATAAATTAATTGAAATACAAAAACAATATGAATATGAACAACCAATACCGGAAGAACCAATACCGGAAGAACCAATACCGGAAGAACCAACACCGGAAGAACCAATACCGGAAGAACCAACACCGGAAGAACCAACACCGGAAGAACCAACACCGGAAGAACCAACACCGGAAGAACCACAATATCAATACAGCGATGTAGATATGGAAATACAGAAACGAGTATTTCCATACAATATATTTTTTTAGTGCATTCGTTTTCAAAAATAAAGTAAAAAATATATTTGTGAAAACAAATATTAGAACTTATTAATAAAAAATAAACAAATTTATATATGTGATTATTTTATATGAAATTGCATTTTTTCATATAAAATCAAGTAAAATCGTGTAAAAACAAAATGTTGGTTCTGTATTATGAATAAAAATAGGAAAAGATAATATCGTTCATTCTATATATAAGATATATAACATAGAACAATGAATTTAATTATACGCATCATATTAAAATTTTTTGGAGAAGAAAAAATCGACACACTCATGTTATTAGTAACAAGCATATTAGTAAGTCTCATTCAAACAAGTGGAATTTCATCCATTACCGCAAATATTATAAATACGGTAAAAGAACGTGATCAAAGTAAAATATACAATTTATTACGTTATTTTGTTTTTGTTTCTATTGTTTACTTAATTATCTTTTATTTGTATCGTTATTATCAAAATAATATATTGACAAAATTATTGCAATGGATACGAAACGAACTCGCTTATTTATTGGTGAAATCAAATAATGAAGATTTCACGGACAAGAACTTTTTCAAATTTAATGCTCCTATAAACCGTATTTCATCCGTATGTTTCATGTTTATAAGTGATTTATTTACATTTATCATACCCAATTTCGCCTTTTTCATTGTTATATGTTCTTATTTCATGTATTATGATTTGTGGATGGGACTTGCCTTTTTAACAGTGAACTTATTAATTTGCATTTATGTATATTTGATTTTACCAACAATTATTGAAAAAAATGATCATTATGAAAAACAGTTTTCTGAAAATGAAGCCTATTTTTTAGAAATGTTGAATAACATGGACAAAATAGTGTATCGTGGTCAAAGCGACTATGAATTAGCCGAATATAAAAAACTAATTGACAAAACAATTAGTTCTTCTTATGATTTTTATTCTTATATGAACAATCAAGGAACAATATTAAATGTGTATGTTTATTCTATTATTTTCGCATTTTTGTATTATACAACGGGACAAGTTCTCAAAAAGAAAATCAATGTTGTTTTATATATTACATTTATAACAATAATCATTTTGTATCGTGATCGCATGGCGACAATCATTCAACAAATAACAGAATTTGTCGAATTTTCTGGTCGTGCAAATGGTGTTCTCGCCAATTTTAAAGATGTCAATTATGATTTTGAAACAATTTACAAACCGGTTAAATTAACATTTGACAAAATTACTTTTGAGAACGTGTCTTTTAAATACAAAACAAAAGAAACATATGCATTTCAAAATTTCAATTTGGAATTATTAACAAATAAAAAAATCATTGGAATTACCGGCGTGTCCGGGCGTGGCAAATCGACTTTTATCAAATTAATTTTAAAAATGTACAAGAGTTATGAAGGCAATATTTATATTGATAATGTAAATATACGTGGTATTGACCCAGACTATATTCGAAAAAATATTATTTATGTTAATCAAAATTCGAAATTATTTGATCGTCTCATTATTGATAATATGATGTATGGATGCACACAAACCGAAAAATGCAAAGAGAATTTGGATAAAGTCATGAATACCTTTCCAAAAATAAGAGAACTATTCAAAGATAATGATATTTATTCTACCCGTGTTGGTTCTCTTGGTGAAAAAATGTCGGGTGGGCAAAGAATGATCATATCAATCATAACAGGTTTAATTTCACCTTCTATTGGATTGATTTTAGATGAACCAACAACCGGGTTGGACGTATCCTTAAAAAATGAGGTTTTACAATTAATTTCTAAAATGAGAGAATATAAAAAATTCATCATTATTATTACACACGACAA